GGGCGCAAGGGCCTGTGAAAAGTAAAACAGCCGAAAATCATATAAAAATCCCCTGCCGCGGAGCTGATCTGCTTCCCCTTGAAGTAATCGAGGAATTCCAGGGTACCCTAAAAAAGCGTACCAAGCGCGACATCGAGCGAATCATAAAATCGATTCAGACCTACGGCTTTTCGTTCCCCTTTTTCGTGTGGGCGTATAACGGCCGAAATTATTGTCTCGATGGACACGGGCGGATTCAAGCGCTCCGCGTGTTGTCCGGCCAGGGGGTTCCCCTCCCCCAGTTTCCTGTTGCATATATCGACGCGGCTGATGAGCAGGAGGCAAAGCAGAAGCTCCTGCGGCTCAATTCGCAATATGGGCAGATGTCCATTGAAAGCGTACTCGAGTTCGCTCAGGGGTTGGATATTGACTGGGCTGACCTTGCCCTTCCTGGGGATTTTTTATGCTTCGGTGAAGCAAACACAGGAGCAACCGCAGGCCCCGCCCCCACCCTTGCCGATAAATTCTTAATCCCTCCGTTTTCGGTCCTGAACGCCCGGAGTGGTTGGTGGCAGGAAAGAAAAAAGAACTGGCTATCCCTCGGCATAAGGAGCGAGGAAGGCGGCAGGAATAAGCTTAAGAGTTCCGGTTCCCTATCGGGGACAATCCCCGGCTATTACGACAAAAAGAAAAAATGTGAGACGGAATTAGGCAGGAGCCTGTCAAATAAAGAGTTCGAGGAAAACTATCTTCAAGACTATATCTCCGGAAATTCAACCATCGCCCACACCGACTCAGGTGGCATATTATCAATATTCGATCCTGTACTCTGCGAGATTGCCTATCGCTGGTTTTGTCCTCCAGCTGGCCAGATTCTGGATCCTTTCGCGGGTGGTTCTGTTCGCGGAATCGTCGCTTCGAAGTTGGGATTTAACTACACCGGCCAGGATTTAAGAGCCGAGCAGGTAGAGGCGAATCAAGCCCAGGCGATGCAAATATGTTCCGAGCCTATGCCGCAGTGGATTACAGGCGACAGCTTAAAAATTGACAAAACGTGTGAGGGTATCGAAGCTGATTTTCTTTTTTCCTGCCCACCTTACGCAGACCTCGAGGTGTACAGCGATGATCCCGCAGACCTGTCGAACATGGAATATTCGGATTTCAACAGGGCATATCGGGAGATCATAAAAAAGTCTTGTGCCTTGCTTCGTGAGGATCGTTTCGCCTGCTTCGTGGTAGGAGAAGTCCGGGACAAGAAGGGGAATTATTACAACTTCATCGGCGATACAATCCGAGCGTTCCTGGACGCCGGCCTATCCTACTACAACGAAGCCATTCTCGTTACTGCATTAGGGTCACTACCCATCAGAGCCGCCAAGCAGTTCTCCTCGGCCCGGAAGATCGGTAAGACGCATCAGAATGTACTCGTATTTGTGAAAGGTGACGGGAAAAAAGCAGCGAAGGAATGCGGGATCGTAGACGTCGATGATGCGATCCTAGCGCATGAAGGAAGCGAAATTGATTAGCCTCGGCTTCACTTTATGCTTCTTGGCTATCTCCACAGCTCTTTTATTAAATGCTTCAATATGCGGATTTGCACAGTTCTTTGCCACGTCGTATGAAATAGCTCCCTGCCGAAGTAAAAGCCTTATTCGTTGCAGCTCCTTAATTGTTTCCATGACTGTAATATTAAGGCATTTAGTTATTAGTTCAAGGTTTATTACACGGAGGTTCTATGAAGAAGTGAAGAAAATGGAGCCGGAAAAAAACCGCCGACATAATCCAGTCGGTGCAATTCGGGCCGGCTCCATGCTCTCCAATGCTGGAGGGCTATAGCTTGTGGCGAATCCTGGGTGGGTTAAGGGTGTTTCAGGCAACCCAAAGGGCCGACCTAAGAAAGGCCAAAGCTTCACCGAGATCATGGATAAAGTCCTTAAAGAAAAAGTTGTTGACTACAACGGCAAGAAAATATCAGGCAAGGAAGCGGCAGCACGAAAGCTTCTACAGCTCGGGTTATCAGGGGATACCGTCGCTCTCAAATACATTGGTGATCGAATCGATGGGCGGCCATTTGTGAAAGACGCATCCAAGCACGACCAGGGCAAGCAAATCGAGGATGATCGCTCAATGCTCGAGCAGCTTCTAGGTGGGGGTGGCGAATCATGAGGATCCTCCCCATTGGTGAGAAGGCTCGAGAAACGATCAGAGCTAAGGGCTTCTTGACTGTCTACGAGGGCTCGGTCCGGTCCATGAAAACCGTAACCTCCCTCGTGAAATGGTATTACTACGTCATCTCCTCCCCGGAGAAAACTTTCCTGATGTCCGGCTGTACCCTTGGATCTATTTCGAGAAACTGCATACAGGGGGAGTTCGGGCTTATCGCCATATCCGGGGGGAAAGCGATCCCCTGCACCGATCAAGACGGTTCAAAGTATCTTCGGCTTGGTGAGAAGATCATTTTCTACTGCGGGGCGGATAACGAGGCAAGTTATAAAAAGATTCGCGGCCTTTCAATTGGTGGATGGTACGCTGACGAAATAAACCTCCAGGCCAGGTCTTTCATCGAGACAGCCTTCGCCCGGTCTTTTGCCTCAACCGATAGGCAGAATATCTGGACTCTGAACCCCGAGGCTCCTACGCATTGGATTTACACCGACTATATCGACAAGTATCAGGCTGAGAAAACTCCTGGATACCACTGGTATCACTTCACCCTCGATGATAACCCTTCCCTAACCCCTGAGAGAAAAGCGGAAATCGCCTCCCAATTCTCAGGTGTTTTTTATAAACGCTACGTCCTCGGTCTACGGGTTCGAGCCGAGGGCGGAATTTATACCAGCTTTATTCACAATAAGCCTGGAGAACCCGGGAATGTTCTTGATGAGTTGCCCGGCATGCAACACGGTCACGAACGGGAGCGAATATTTAGGGTTACCTTTGGCTTGGACTTCGGCGGATCCAGATCCGCCACCGCATTCAACGCCACAGGATGGCACCTGAACCACAAGGGCGAGCTCTGCACTCTAACCGTCGATGAATTCTATGACCCGCTGAATAAATCCGTCGAGTCCGTCATTTCGAACTGGAAAACGTTTGTGATGCGGAATAGGGAACGCTTTCCCCTCGATCGCGCCTACGGAGACTCCGCAGAACAGCTCATCATAAAGAGCCTGAACAACTCCGGCGCCGGCCTCCGTGTCGAGAATGCCATGAAGCGGGAAGTAATCGACCGCATCCGCCTCTATGACGTCCTTTTCTCCCAGGGCAGGGCCAACATCATGCGGAACTGCAAGCACACCATCGACGCCTTTGAAAACGCTGTCTGGGATCCAAAGAAAATTGACGAAAGACTCGACGACGGGACAACGAACATCGATTCCCTAGATTCTGCGGAATACGCAGTTGAACGAGACGCTTCCCAGCTGGTGAAGTTCATTCCAGCCCGGGCGGCATAAGGAGCCAACATGAGCGAAGTGAATCAGACTAAGGCCTCCCTCTGGACGAGGATCCTTGCGTTCTTGAAAAAGATATTCGGGATCAACTCCCTCCCGGTTGAGGTTACCTCCATCGACAATCACCTCACCGAGTGGTGGGAGATTTACAGACTCAATCCTTCCTGGATCAAGATGGAATTCGTCACCACCGATGGGAAAAAGCGAGGCCGTTCGAGACTGCAGCTCGGCATGGGGAAGATCTCGTGCGCGGAAATGGCGGGGCTTGTGCTCTCCGAGGAACCCGATGTCAACGCTGGGGACCTGGTTAAATCCGTGATCGAGAGAGAGCTACTCTGGGATAATCTCCGGCGCTCAACCGAGTACCAAGGCGCCCTCGGGGCCCAGGTGCTCAAGGTCGGCATAGGTTCCAGCGATGATGGAAAGCCAGAAATTACCCTCGATTTCGTCAAAGCATCGAATTTCATTCCCCTATCCTGGGATAACTCTGGTGTCTCGGAGGGGTTGTTCCTTGACAGGCGGATGATCGGGGGCGAGCCCTATGTCCGCATCGAAACGCATAAACGAGCGCGTGGCGAAGACGGCACCTTGTCCAAAGGTTATGAAATTACCAACCGGGTCTACAACGAGAAGACCGAGAAAGAAGCCCCGCTCGCATTGTTCGGGGATGGGGTGAAGGATCGGGAAGTCATAGACATCGACATCCCACTCTTCGCCTACATCCGCAACCCTGAAGCCAACAACGTAGACCCCGAAGCGCCCACCGGAATAAGCCTGTTCGCTAACGCCATCGACACGATCAAGGCCATCGACGTGGCGTTCGACCAGCTCTACTCTGACATCGAGCTAGGCGGTCGGAGGATCGCCCTCCCCGGTGCGGTGTTCAGGAAGTACCAGGAATTCGATCCGGAGAACGGCACATCAAGATCGGTGTCATATTTTGACCCATCTGACCGGGTATTCATGCGCCTTGAGGGCGACGACTCGGAAAAGTTCGAGCCGAAGGACCTCACCTACGACATCAGAGCCGAGCAATTCAAGCAGGCGATCCAGATCCTTCTCAACCTTTTTGCTTTCCAGACCGGATTCGACCCAGGATATTTCGCCTTTGATGGAACCAGTGTTAAGACCGCCACCGAGGTTATCTCCGAGAATTCCCACACGTATAAAACCCTGCAGGGCTTCAGGGCGAACCTCGACAAGGGCTTGAAGCACATATTCACAGTGATAAACGCCCTGGGCACTACCTACCAGATCCAGGGAGCGGCGACCAAAGAGCCCTCTATCGAGTGGGATGACTCTGTCATAGAGGACCGCAATTCCCGGGCGACATACTACAGTTCCCTGTACACAAGCTCCCTCATCGATCTCGAATCCGCCCTGGAGAAAATCCACAGACTTCCGAAAGCAGATGCGCTGGCAATGGCGGAGAAGATCCGGAAGGAGAAGCAGACTGTGACCGCAGGGTCTATTTTTGGCGTAGGCGCATAAGGAGAAACCATGAAAAATCAACTGCATGAAAAGGGCTTCAAGGGTGTCCGCGACAGGGAGAGGGTTGTCCAGAAATACGACGAACTCGTCACCACTCTCCACCTTCCCCGGGTGAAAGATGAAGTACTGGCACGGATGTCCAACAACGAGCTGTACAGGCTCTGCGAGGACACCTATAACCGGCTTCCGGACAAGAAGAAGGTCTACTATGCCCAATCCCTGGGCAAACTGCGCGAAAACGACACCTCGTTCCGCTGGTGGTGGAAGGACATGGTCCGGATCTGCCGCCCCAACGCTCTCGGCTTCGTGGTCCTCGCGTTCAAGTCGATCGTCCTCTACCCAGGTTATGTGAAACGAAAGAAGGTCGAGATTGCCAAGCGGAAAGCATCCGCAGAGGAGGCGAAGAAAACCTTGTCTGATGCGGCCAAAGCCAAGCCACGCGATCCCGATTCTTCCACGAGAAAGCCGACTTCGTGCATTACTTGCTCAAAGTTTGGCAACTGCCAGATCCAGTATGTGGGGAACGACTGCCGCGAATGGGCTCCGAAGCTAGAGGTCTTCAAGCAATGACCCCGACCGATCTGCTCTGGGAAGCTGAAAGCGAGATCCTCTTGGCAATTGCCCGACACCTACGGGCTGGGAATATCGCATCTGCGGACTGGAAAACAGATCGGCTGCAGAAACTAGGAGCCCTCACCAACGAGACAGCAAGCATCTTGAAGAGGTACCGGGATGGGATTCTCTCGGGGACAATGTCCGAGATTGAAAAGGCAGCCATGGATCGGCTGCTACGAAGCGAAAAGATCATGGCCCAAGCGAAAGCCCGCGGAGCATCGCTTTTTTCTCCCCTTCCGCCCGAGGCAGACCCGGTTATGCATGGGATCATTATGGCCTGGCAAGAATCAGCGGTGGATCAGATGAATCTGGCGATGGCGACGATGCTTGA